GGCAACTGACGGATAAATCTGCTGCATTGATATTACTTAAGCTGATGCAGCAAGTTAATTCCTATAATATTGTGAAGGGTAATCCGGTAGGTATAGCTAAGCACTTTGGAATAGTGATACGGGACTTTCATACTGGGATTCGATCACTGAAGAAATTAGATTTTGTACGTAAATATACCAAATATGAGTATATGCTTAATCCAGAGTTATCATTTAATGGGGACGATCGGCAGTATTTTATAGTGAAACATATGTGGGATACCCAGACTAACAGGGGCTTACGTAAGTGAATAAATTTAAGCATATCAGTACAAATCCTGCGGCTAGTAATAGGCTATCCCGTACGGCCAATGCTATTATGCTGTTATTATATTTTGATATAGATGCGGATAATCTTATAAATAAGGCCCGGTTTATTAAAAGGACGGGGTTAGAATTAGATAAACGAACTTGGAATAAATACTGGGCAGAATTAGAGCGTAATCATATCATAGTACGCTCTGGAATAAAATTCTGGATGGTATCGCCAGATCAATGTTACGCTGAAGGTAGATCCCATCAAACTCTTATGCTGAAATGGAATGAGTTAAATACAATTGACTAATTTAGAGATAATCACTACTGATATAGATCAGTACCTTGATAATATTGAAGTTACTGGGTTTGAAGTTGAAAATGGAATTATATATTGGTTAAGTTGTGCGCATACCTCAGGAACCGTGGTATATAGGATTGGTCAATAATGAGTTATCTAGATACTGTTTTACATCGAATAACTAGGCCATTACTGGTTGAACCTATGGATGGCAATATCTACGCTTCTCCTGACCTAAAGTTCGCTAGCTTAAAGACCCTCGACTCCCGCATTACCTTCGCCAGGATCACATACTGGCCTAGTCGGAAATCTAATGCCTTTTTACGTAGTCATACGGGGTCATAATGCAATTAGCTAATCTACCCGATACTGAGAGTAATTTAGAGACGACAGATCATCTAACTAAAGATATGCTAGCTGGTAGTCTTCCGGATAAACGGTTTCGAAAATATATTACGGATGACTTAGTTGCTGTGGTTAATTCGGAACCTGACTCTGAGCTGCGTAGAGTTTATCGTGATAATGTACTTAGTTACTCCACAGTGCTATCCACAGGTAAGTACTCTCTGGCGGCCTATGTAAACGCTATCAAGTTTACTTCATTGAAGATGCTGGGTGATAGATCATCCACAGCCTATAGCAAGGTGTTTCCGGATAGATACCAAGCATTGGTAGATAAGGGCACTGGTGCATCCCAAATAGCTAGTTTCGCAGATAACTATGCTAAGAATGCTTTGATTGTTAAGATCATGGAACAGACCATGGTTCCTACGCATATACTCAATGCAGGCATCTATCAGCAAGCTATCAATACTCAAGCGGATCTTATGTTAAATGCTAAATCTGAGATGGTTAGGCAGAAGGCTGCGGATAGTTTGATTACTAACCTTAAGGCACCAGAGGCTACCAAGGTTGAGATCGATATCAATTACAATGATGATATCATTGAGGATCTGAGAGCTACTACGAGGTCGTTAGCTAAGCAGCAGATGCAGATGATTATGGGTGGGCAGGCTAATGCTAAAGACATTGCTCATAGTGAGATACTAGCTAGGAAGGTAGAACTTCCTGAAACTGAGTATTCAGTGGTTAGTGATGAGTAATCCATTAGATAGGATTCAGCAGAAACCACCATTCCTATTTATAGATAGGATGATTGCTGTTATACCAGATACCTCGATTACTACCTTAAAGAAAATATCAGCAGATGAACCATATTTAGCTGGGCACTTTCCTGGTCATCCAATTATGCCAGGTGTTCTGATTTTAGAGGGATTACTGCAGTCTAGTGCGTTGTTGTCTACATATAGTACCGAGTGTACGACTACGAGTAGTCTGGATTACACTGGGTATGTGGTATCTATGAATAATATTAAATTTATGGCAACGGCAGAACCAAATGATGTTTTGATTATGACTGTTAGATTAGTGAAGCAACGTTCTAAACTATGGGAATTTGAGGGCATTGTGTATGTCGAAAGTAAACTAATAGCACAGGCATCTTGGATGAATATATTGCATAATAATGAGGATACTGTAGATGTCTGATGAGTACTGCCAAGCATGTATTATGTGGGATGGGGATAGCTCTGGAGATAGGGGTGAGTGCACTAATGGTAATGGGGCCACTAAGCTTATGGTAGGACGATTTGAGAGCTGTATGAATTTCTTAGCTAGGGATGTATCCATACAGTATGATCTACTAGAGGATTTATAGATGGCATTAGTTAAACGCACTGTGGACGATTGGTTGAATGACATTAATTATGATGTAGATCCAACGTATGTACCTAGCGCGTTTGCTTTGGAATTTGTTTCATTTATTAAATTAGTTAATGGTGAAAAGGGCGAAGAAAACAAAACCCCTGTAATTCATTATCACATGCTGGATAATATTATGGGTAAAAAGGAGAATACTGCAAATATGTGTTCTCGTGGTTTAGCTAAGACTACTATATTTGCGGAATACCTGTTCCTGTATATTGCTGTTTATGGATCTATCCCTGGATTTGGCGAGGTAGATTATGCTCTGTACGTATCTGATAGTATTGAGAACGGTGTTAAGAAGATGCGCCTACGTATGGAGAGGCGATGTGAGAATTCTGCTTTCCTTAAGAGATACCTACATAAAACTAAGTTTACCGATATTCGGTGGTATTTTGTCAATGCTCAAGGCAAGGAGTTCGTAGTTACTGGTCACGGCGCAAAAGCATTATCCCTAGATACCGTACTGTGGTCTACGTATGGATCAACTACAATAGGTGCCGTTCAGCCCGGTGATACGATATATGGTCCTGATGGTAAACTAGCTAAGGTTACTGCTAAGTCAGAAGTATTTAATAAACCTATGTATCAGTTAGAATTGTCAGATGGCAGGTATTTAAAGGTCAGTGAGGATCACTTAAACTCAGTTCTCAAGTACAATAAACCAATGGTGCTATCTACTATTGAGATGCTGAAATCACCCTTATATCGTGAAAAGAAAAACGGTACTAAGAGCTACACTTATCATGTACAAAACACAGACCCAATGGAGTACCCTGCTAGGGACTTACCTGTAGATCCGTATACTCTTGGCCTACTGCTTGGAGATGGTTCATTCAAAGATGACGGCAGTACAATGCTGCACGGGCACAAAGATGATATTGAAGAATACTTACCTAAAATTAGTTACACAATAGGTACTAAATATTTAGACAAACGAAATGGCACAGTATTATCAGTCTCTTTATTAGGGGCATATAAACATTGGCGTCAGTGGGACATGTCTGGAGGTAAATACATACCTGAGGAATACTTCTACGCTGCTATATCCCAGAGACTATCATTACTGCAGGGTATACTAGATACAGATGGAACAGTTAGTCCTGAAGGTAAAGTTAGTTTTTGTTCTACGGATTCATCTTTGGTATATGGAGTTATTCGTTTAGTTAGGAGTCTAGGAGGTACAGCTAATTCATGGGGATTTACTCAGGTACTGCCTCAACATAAAGTATCGCAGAAAGTTGGGATATGGTTGAATATGCCTTGCTTCCAGTTAACTAGAAAAAGTGTAAGAGAACGTACAGGACACTCGACTAATGTTTCTATTGTTTCATTGGAGTCTATTGCTGATGAGCCTAGTCAGTGCATAGCAGTAGATTCCCCCTCTCACGAGTTCCTAGCTAACGGATACGTACGAACCCACAATACGGGTGTTCGTGGTACCGTAGAGCTCAATACCCGTCCTCAGCTAGCTGTGCTGGATGATCTGCTTAGTGATGATGACGCTAGAAGCCCTACGATCATTGAGAACGTAGAGAACACAGTATATTCAGCTATCGACTATGCCCTACATCCCAACAAACGTAAGGTCATTTGGTCTGGTACACCCTTTAACGCTAAGGATCCCTTGTATAAGGCTATTGAGTCCGGGGTATGGCATGTCAATGTGTACCCAGTTTGTGAGGCATTTCCATGTACTAGAGAAGAGTTCAAGGGAGCTTGGGATGATCGTTTCGATTATGATTACGTACGGAACCAATATGAGAAAGCTAAGGGCGCTGGTAAGTTAGACTCGTTTAACCAAGAACTGATGCTACGTATTATGTCCTCTGAGGAACGCTTGATCGAAGATTCTGACCTGATTTGGTATAAGCGTAAGAATGTACTTACTCAGAAAGGTGCTTATAACTTCTATATCACTACAGATTTTGCTACCAGTGATAAGGAGCATGCTGATTTTAGTGTGATTAATGTCTGGGCCTATAATAATAACGGAGATTGGTTGTGGACTGATGGATTCTGTAAGAGGGCGTTGATGGATGAATCTATCGATAATCTATTTAGGTTAGTACAGGAATACCGGCCGCAAGAAGTGGGAATCGAAACTACCGGTCAACAAGGTGGTTTCATTAGTTGGATTCAGAATGAGATGGGTCATCGTAATAATTACTTTACACTTTCCACAGGTAAGGCCAGTAAGACTGTAGGTATTAGGCCGACCAAGGATAAGATGAGTAGATTCCAACAGAATGCTGTACCATTATTCAAGTCTAAGAAGATCTGGTTACCAGAAGACTTGAGAGAGAGTCCAGAACTTGTAGAGTTGCTTTCTGAGCTATCTTTAGCTACTCTCAAAGGGTTCAAGAGTAAGCATGATGAACA